ACTTGATGCGTCAAAAGATGAACCAACAGAACATGGTTGGCTCGTAGAACAAACAGAAAAGTTTTGCCAAGATCGTGCAATCTATAATGCGATCATGGAATCTGTTTCTATTCTCGACAATAAAAAAACTAACAGATCAAAAGGTGAGATACCAAATCTTCTAAGTGAAGCACTTGGCGTTTCGTTTGATTCATCTGTTGGCCACGATTACATGCAAGATTCAAGTGATCGTTATGACTTCTATCATCGACATGAGGCCAGAATTAAATTTGACCTCGACATGTTCAATAAGATCACCAAAGGTGGTTTGCCAATTAAAACTCTGAACATTGCCTTGGCTGGTACTGGTGTCGGTAAATCATTGTTTATGTGTCACGTTGCCGCATCTTGTTTATCACAAGGCCACAATGTACTGTACATTACTTTGGAAATGGCGGAGGAGAAGATCGCCGAGCGTATTGACGCCAATCTACTGAACATCGACATGCAAGAACTCCAATCGATTCCTAGACAGGACTACGATAGGAAATTCGATGCATTAAGAAGTAAAACTCATGGTAAGTTAATCATCAAAGAGTACCCAACTGCCTCGGCATCGACACTACATTTTCGGGCACTATTGAATGAACTTCACCTGAAAAAGAACTTTAAACCTGATATAATCTTTATTGATTATTTGAATATTTGTGCATCGTCACGCATCAAACCTGGTGCATCGGTAAACTCATATTCTTATATCAAGGCTATCGCAGAAGAATTGAGAGGTTTGGCCGTAGAGTTTTCTGTTCCTGTTGTATCTGCTACACAAACAACAAGAAGTGGTTTCTCCAATACCGATCCTGGTCTTGAAGATACTTCAGAATCTTTTGGTTTGCCTGCAACTGCCGACTTTATGTTTGCGTTGATTTCGACTGAAGAATTGGAACAACTCAATCAAATTATGGTGAAGCAGTTGAAGAATCGTTACGGTGATCCAAATCATTTTAAACGATTCGTAATTGGTATTGATCGTGCGAAGATGAGACTATATGATGCTGAGGCTTCTGCTCAAGTAGATATTGCCGATTCTGGTCAAGATGAACCTGTCAATACTTTTGGTAATCGTGAACGTAAGTTTAATTCTAAATTTGAAGGAATCAAAGTATGAGCGTAGTTGCCTTTGAGAGTAAAAAAGATAAAAACGAAAAACAACATAAAGAACATTTGCTGGAGATTGTAGATTTTTTCCGCACAAAAGTTGATGCTGGTGATATTGATGAGTTTGTAATCACCTCAGTCAATAAAGAAGGTGAGATTGAGATTTCAGTTTGTGCTCGTGATTTTGTTGGTGCGATCGGTATGTTTGAAGCCGGCAAGCACTCACTGCTCACGCAACAGATGTTTGACGAATGAAATTAACGCACGAACAGGCCTTGCATTGTGCCAAGGTCTTTGAAGACTATTTCGGAGATTTCAGTCGTATTGATGAATACATGCGAGATCAGAAGTTAAACTCTCTCGCAGAATTGCCATTTGCACTACCTGGTTGTGGCCCTGAAGAAGATTTGTTCTCTGATTTCAATATGAATCCACAAGATATGGATTTTGAAATCGTTGAACTTGAGGCTGCACGTTGGCAATTATACCTCGATATCATTTCATCACACAACAATCTGTCCAGTCCTGGCCGTAATGTTCGTTTGGCTATTCTAGAAAAGAATACGAAGAAGTGGGTTGGTTTTATTCGTATTGGTTCTCCTGTTATCAACATGAAGCCGAGAAATGAACTGCTTGGTTATGTGATGACAAATGAGATTGAAACCACCAGAGCGTTTAATAATTCTGCTGGTATGGGTTTCGTTATCGTACCTGCACAACCATTCGGTTACAATTATATTGGCGGTAAGTTACTGGCTGGTATTTGTTGTTCTCATGAGGTGAGGACGATTCTCAATAACAAATACAAGATGAATACTTGCCTATTTGAGACTACTAGTCTTTACGGAACTACAAAGCAAGTGTCGCAATACGACGGAATGAAGCCGTTTCTACGCTTCGGAGGTACCACCGATTCAGACTTCTTACCGATGATGCACGGAAAACCATACGAAGACCTCAAGAATTATGTTGAAGGTATTATTGGTCAATTCATTCCTGCTGATGCATCTAGTCGTAAACTCAAGATTTCTAATGCCATTATCTCTATGACTAAAGTGGCACTAAAGAGTCATAAAGAAGATTATGATAGGTTTATGTCTGTTATTGAGAAGGCCAAAGGATTGACTGAGAGGAAACGATACTACTATTGCAGTTATGGTATCAAGAACTATAAAGATATCGTTGCTGGAAAAACAGATACTATCATCAAAGATGAGAATTTTGAGAAACACCATCTGGAAAATGTAATTGACTGGTGGAAGAAGAAAGCCACCAATCGTTATGAAACTCTTAAAACTGAGGGCCGTCTAAGAACTGATATTGAGGTCTGGACTGGCGATAAAGAGATTGACATTATACGGTAATTGTGGTAGGATAAATATCTTATTCACATGGAGATATAAATGGCCGATGGAGTTTCAGGTGCAGGTTCAGAGACAACAGCACTAGCTGAAAGTTTACAAGCATATGCTTGTGCTACTCGCCAACATCTAGGTAAAGACCTGACTGATATAAGTCAAATAACATCTAAAACAATTGGAGACGCTGATTGTGATAGAAAACTTGATGCTTGTCTGAAAGGCCTGGATGCTGGATGGTATCACAGCGTTATTGTCACGGCCAATGCTATATTCAAAACAATACGACCTAGTGGTAAATATATTTTCTACCGAGGTGGTAATCTAGTTGGTCAAATCTATAAAGAATTCAGTAAATTTAGAAAAGAGTCTGGACTCACAGGCGATGATAAATGGAATCCTGCTGACATTTGGATGGTCAAAAAAGGATTTAAATTTGAGTCTGATTGGCCAACATTAAGGGACTATAATCGTTATATTTTTAACGAATTCGCACGTAAAACTTTAATTGGTATTTCATTGAAAAAAGTTCCAAAGGGTGATGCACACGCTAAAATTTTTAATGATGGTAAACCATTAATCGCAAAATGGAATGGTTACAAACTTGGTGCGAATATGTTGGATTCTAAAGACATATATTTAAGATATGTTTCTGAAGGAAAAGAAGGAGAAATACAATTGCGAAATTTCTCTAGTCGACCAGTTACAAGTTCATGGCAAGGTGAAATTAAAGGCAAAACTGCAGCAGGCGGAAAGATAGGCGGCGGCATTGTTATGGAAGCAGCCTTGCAATCTGGCATCGTTCGTGTTAAACTTATGATACCAAGTGCATTTCAATCTCAAATTGCAAAACCAAGTGAACAGACATTTAAACAGTTTGCAACGATGTTCAAGTTATTAAGCAATTCGAGAGATAGCATAGATAATTTAGTTAAACAAGCCAAGATTGGTCAAAAACAAGATCAAACTTGGTGGATGTCTAAGTTTTTAGGTGTGCATTATGTCTATACAATATTAAAAGAAAAAAGGCAAAATGAAGTTGTTAAATGGTTATTTGAGTACGGTTCATCCGCAACGAAAAACAGTAGCATATTCATAAAGTTCAGTTAAATGAACACATAGAAGATGATTTTTTTTATAAATAGATGAAAGGAGAGTTTATGTACGGATTCATCTATTTAACGGTAAATAAAATAACCAATAAGAAATATATTGGTATGTGTAAAAAAACACACGATAAAAATTATTTGGGTTCTGGAAAATTACTAAAAAATGCAATTAAAAAATATGGAAGAGAAAATTTTGAAAGAATCATATTACAAGAATGTGAAACTTTTGAAGAATTAAGTTTAGCTGAAGAACATTGGATAGAAAAGTATAATGCTGTTATTGACAAAAATTTTTATAATTTAACTTCTGGTGGATTTGGAGGTAATAGTGACTATTTAAAAGAGTATTGGAATAGTTTCACCGAAGAAGAACGAAAAACATGTCGCAATTGGAAAAAAAGAAATTTATTTGGCCAAAATAATCCTATGTTTGGAAAAAAACATAGTGAAGAAACTAAAAAATTGATTGGTTCAAAAAGTATAAACAGAAATTGGAATAAACCAAACCATAAAGGAGAAAAAAATCCTAGATCCAAAAAGGTTCTAGTTGAAATGTGTAATTTGATACAAGAATATAGTTGCCTAAAAATTTTTGCAGATACGATGAAAAATATTCCTTATTCTACATTAAAAAGTATTGCAAAAGATGGAAGATATTCAAAAAAATATAACCTAAAAATAACATATGTTTAATTTTAACGAATTTTTAACGGAGGAAAATCAAGGTGTTCTTCTTGCTGAAGAAAAAAGCGGCAAGAATGTTCACCTTGAATAGCTGGGCATATTGAAGATGAGATTTTAAATCGTGGCGTTGTCGGTGCGAGAGATGCAATTAATTTCCTGCAATCTCTACGTGACATGCTTGCAGGCAACTCACAATCAAAAGTAAATATCACTACAAAATGGGATGGCGCACCTGCCATTTTCTGTGGTATCAATCCAGAGAATGGTAAATTCTTTGTTGGTACTAAGTCAGTATTCAATAAGAGTGCTAAACTGAATTATACAGAAAAAGATATTGACGAAAACCATCCTGCCGAAGGTTTGAATAAGAAACTGAAGTATGCTCTCGCATATTTACCAAAACTTGGTATCAAAGGTATCTTACAAGGCGATATGATGTTCACCAAAGGCGATCTTAAAAAGGAGACGATAGATGGCGAACAGTACATTATATTCCAGCCAAATACTATTGTTTACGCTGTTCCTATTAACACTAAGTTGGCGCAGTCGATGATGGCCGCACAGATCGGTGTTGTGTTTCATACATCATACACCGGCCGCACCATGGAGGAAATGAAGGCCTCTTTCAATATTGATATTGGCCGTTTATCAACCACGAAAGATGTTTGGTTCCGTGATGCAACGTTTACTGATGCATCTGGTTCTGCCACATTTACCGAACAAGAAACAAAAGTGATTACCAGTATTCTGTCTCAAGCTGGTTCTACATTTAAAACTATACCGTCTTTAGTATTGAATCGTATCGCAAACAGTGATACACTATTGACTTATATTAAAACATTCAACAATTCAAAAGTGCGTGCTGGTGAAAAGATTCGTGATACAAGAGCACACACGATTGAATTGATCCGTTTTGTAGAGAATAAGTTAAATAAAGATATTGCAGACGCTAAGAAGTTAGAAACGAAACAGAAACGTGTTGCGGAAAAAACTGAAGTGATGCGTTTCTTTAGAAGTTATTCATTAAATCTAAAACAGATTTTTGATTTGCAAAATCTAATTGTTGAAGCCAAGACAATGATAGTTCGCAAGTTGGAAACAGTTAAGTCTATTGGTACTTTTGTTAGAACGGATAGCGGATTTAGAATTACTGCACCGGAGGGGTTTGTTGCAGTTTCCAGAACAACTGGCGGCGCGGTAAAGTTAGTAGACCGTATGGAATTCTCGCAAACCAATTTTAATGCTGCAAAAAACTGGTCAAAATAAGTATCAACAGCAACAAAATATACTAAATACCTTTGTAGAAGTAGATACAAAGGATAAAAAATGTTTAATGATAGTAAATACGCAAAATGGTATTTTTCAATTTGTTCTAAAAATTATGCGGGAATAACTGAAAGACACCACATTATTCCTAAAAGTTTAGGTGGAACAGACGATGAAGAAAACTTAGTTTCATTATCTCCAAAAGCACATTTCATATGTCATTGGTTGTTAACAAAAATGATGGTAGACAAAAAACATAAAGAAAAAATGTATTATGCTTTTAATTTTATGTTATTGAAACCAAAAGATTTAAAAGAAAAAAGATATTATCCTTGTTCCAGAGTTTATGATATTGCTAAAAAATATTTTCAGTTAAATAATCCTAACAATCACGACAATGTTAGAAAAAAAATATCTGATGCGAGAAAAAGAGCTTGGAAAAATCCTTCTCAATCAATGATTGAAGGAATAGAAAAAATGAGACAATCTAAAATAGGAAAAGAACCTTCAAATAAAGGTAAAAAAGGATTGTTCAAAGCTTCAAATGAAACGAAAGAATTATTAAGTAAACAGAGAACAGGAAGAAAATGGTTTACTGATGAAAAAAATTCTTATTTTATACACCCAAAAGATGCTAAACCAAATTATAGATTAGGAAGAAAATAATGGCTTATGATATCAGTAAAATTCTAGAAGAATATGGTGAAGATGATTTCGGTTTCTCGGCTGTATCTGAAGAAGAATACAATGCTGTCATTACTGAAAAAGTAGATACAGTTGAAGAGTATAAAGCGAGATTGGAACAATTAGAAAAATTGGTTTTGCCATTCTTCACTAAACTACTGAAAACTTCTGACAAAGAGTATATCTATTGGCCAAATCGTAAATCTTTAGTTGAGGCACAAATCCAGAAAATTCTGGCTTTAACAAGGGAAAACGTATAAGTATATTATAATTGGAGTTATTATGGAAAAAGTTGATTTAATTATTGGTTGTACCACAAACTATGATTGGCCCAAACTAAAGTATTGGGTCAACTCTATCAATAAGTCAGGTTTTAAAGGTGACAAGATGCTTGTCATGATGAACGCTGACGCACAAACAGTTCAAGAAGTTAAGAATGCCGGCTTCGGTATTATTGGCTTTGGTAATGATGATAAAGGCAATTTAGTCTATTCATCTAAGATGATGGTTCACGTTGAACGATTCATTCACATCTATAACTATATCAATCCAGAAAGACATCGTTACGTTATTACAACAGATGTCAAAGATGTGGTCTTTCAAAAAAATCCATTTGAGTTCCTAGAAAATAATCTAGGCGATAAAAATCTAGTCTTTGCATCGGAAAGTATTCGTTACAAAGATGAACCGTGGGGCAATGAGAACCTCATGCAGACTTTTGGCCGTTTTGTTTACGACCGATTTAAAGACAATGAGATTTATAATGTTGGTGTTCTAGGTGGTAAAGCTGAAGCGATGAAAGATTTGTGTTTGAATATCTTTGTCTCTTGTCTAAACAAACCAATTTCAATTTGTGACCAATCCACATTTAATTTTCTGATCTCACAACAACCATATAAAGACACATCTCTCTATATGAAATCGGAAGATGGTTGGGCATGCCAACTTGGCACTACTGCCGATCCACAAAAGATTGACGCATTTAAACCTTTCTTATTAGAAGAATCTCCAAAAATGAGTAAAGGTATCGTACAAACATCCACAGGAAAAGAATATTATATTGTACACCAGTATGATCGTATTCCTGTTTGGAAAAGATTAATTGAATCAAGGTTCGCATGAAGAAACGTATAATGTATGTGGTGCATCGATATGCACCTTATCCTGGTGGTTCTGAGAACTATGTTCGTGATATGGCTGAAGAAACTCTCAGTCGTGGCCATGAAGTGTGGGTATTTGCAGGTGAACACAAAGGCGATTTAAACGGTGTCAAAGTAACTGGTGATGGCAAAATCTTCAGTGAAAAATTTGATTTGATTGTTGTCCATGGTGGTGATGTTGGTCTGCAAGATGCAGTTCTACGTCATTCACATGTCATTCAATCGCCAATGGTTTTCATGTTGATTATTCCATCTGAGAGTGAAACATATAAGTTTGCCATGCAGCACGTTAAGTATATTGGTTGTTCAACAAAAGAAGATTGGGCATTTGTTAAAGAAAAGAAACTATTACACAAATCACGTAGAATCATTCATGGCATTGATGAAAAGATTTCTGTCGGCATGCCAGGTTTTCGTGAGAAGTATGGCATCAAAACTGAGTTGATGTTTCTTTCTTGTGGTGGTTATTGGCCAAATAAAGCCATGCACGAATTAGTAGATGTATTCAATAAAGTTGGTCGTTACGACATTACTCTTGTATTGACTGGTTATGACAATCGACACAATTTAATTCCTCAAGAATCCGAATATGTAAAACCATTAATGATTGATGGTCGTGAAGATGTTATGTCTGCCATTCATGAAGCCGATCTTTATATCATGCACTCACATAGAGAAGGTTTTGGTTTAGTACTACTAGAATCCATGTTAAATAAAACTCCATGGGCAGCCAGAAATATTGCTGGTGCAAGATTGATGAGTGATTATGGATTTGCATATGATAATGATGAACAATTATTAAAGTATATGAAAGAATTTAAATCTCTCAAAGGCACAATGAGAATTGATAATGCATATGAATATCTCATTCACAATCATTTGATTAGACATACTGTTGATGATATTTTGGAGTTAGCATGAACTTTACTTTTGGTATTGTTACACTATATGAAAATCTAGAACAAATAAAAGAAGTTGTTTCCTCAATTCGCAATTTAAGAATTAAAAATTATGAGATTTTAATTATTGGTGATGGTGTTAATGAATCTAATTTCAAAGAATCTGTTGATGTAAAAAAGATAAAATTTGATGAGACAGTAAAGCAAGGTTGGATTACAAGAAAGAAAAACGTTCTTGTGGATTCAGCTAAATATGATAATGTTGTCGTGATGCATGACTATTATCTATTTGATAATTTTTGGTATAAAAATTTTTTAGAATTTGGTGATGATTGGGATGTTTGTAGTAATGCACAGTTATTGATTAACAATAAAAGACATTTTACAGATTGGGTTATTTGGGATTCACCTGTGTTTCCAAGATACTCAGCCATTCCATATCATGATTGGTCTCAAACGAGATTCATGTATCAATCTGGTGGATACATGATCGTCAAAAAAGATTTCTATAAAAAGTTTCCAATGAACGAAGACATGACTTGGGGTTCAGCCGAAGATGTTGAGTGGTCTTTGCGTATGCGTACAAGTGCAAACTGGAAATGTAATGGTAAATCAATTGTAAAACATAATAAGGTACACCGTGATGCAAAATAAATTAGTTATCTTTGATTTGGATGGCGTTCTCATTGATTCCAGAGAACTTCATTATCATGCACTCAATGATGCTCTTGCAAAAGTAGACCAAGAGTTTGTCATTAGTCGTGAAGAACATTTGAGTACATATGATGGTTTGAATACCACACGTAAACTTGAAATGTTATCTGAAAGAAAAGGTCTCGATCGCAAATATTTCGACCAAGTATGGAAAGATAAACAGACAGAAACATTTAAACTACTGCGTGAACTGCCAAGAAATCATACGGCAGTTTATATCATATCACAATTAAAGTTGCACGGTTGGAAAATTGCTGTTGCAAGTAATTCAATCCGTGAATCGGTTCGTATTGCTCTTAATGCAATCGGCATTCTTGGTGATGTAGATTATATCGTTTCTAATGAAGATGTGAAAAGACCAAAACCATTTCCTGAAATGTATTGGCAATGTATGACTGCTTTGAATGTATTACCAAAAAATACTATCATTGTAGAAGACAGTCACATTGGCCGGCAAGGTGCGATTGACTCTGGTGGTACTTTGTATCCGGTAGAAGATTCTAAAGATTTAAATGCTCTTCGTTTCATGGAAAGAATTGAAGAATTTGAACGTGAACACAAAGAAGTTGTAATTCCGTGGAGAGATAAGAAATTGAATGTGTTGATTCCTATGGCTGGTGCTGGTTCTAGATTTGCCCAAGCAGGTTATACTTTTCCAAAACCACTTATTGAAGTTCGTGGTAAACCAATGATTCAAGTTGTTGTTGAGAATCTGAATATTGAAGCTAACTACATTTACATCGTACAGAAAGAACACTACGAAAAGTATAATCTAAATTATCTTCTAAGTCTCATCACACCAGGATGCAAGATTGTGCAAGTCGATGGTCTGACAGAAGGTGCTGCATGTACTACACTTCTCGCAAAAGAATTTATTAACAACGATGCACCACTTGTCATGGCAAACTCTGACCAGTTTGTTGAATGGAATTCTAATGAGTGTATGTACGCTTTCAGCGCAGACGATATTGATGGTGGTATTTTAACATTTAAGGCCACACATCCAAAATGGTCATATGCTAAACTAGACGAACATGGTTTCGTATCAGAAGTTGCAGAAAAGAAACCAATTTCAGATAATGCAACAGTAGGCATTTACTATTGGAAACATGGTTCTGATTATGTCAAATATGCTGAACAGATGATTGCAAAGAACATTCGCACCAATAATGAATTCTATGTTTGTCCAGTATTCAACGAAGCCATTGGTGATGGTAAGAAGATTCGTGTAAAAGAAATTCAGAAAATGTGGGGTATTGGTACTCCAGAAGATTTAAACTATTTCTTGGAGAACCATAAATGAAAACAGCAGTAATTCTCACAGGCCATCTAAGATGTTGGAAACAAGTATTTCCAAATTTCAAAGAGAAAGTAATTGATCGATATAATCCAGACATTTACATTCACACATGGGATGATGAAGCATATTGGATTCCTGGTGATAAACAAAATGAAACTGGTATCTTTGAAGGTGCACCAGAGATTTTAGATCAAGAAGTTATTGATACTTACAAACCACTGTACTATGTGAAAGAATATTGGAAAGATTTCAACAAACACTTTGAACATTGCGGCACATACTTTAAAAACTTTGCACATAGACCAAAGAATATTCTTTCAATGTATTATAAGTTACATCAAGGCGTTTCATTGATGGAAAAACATATCGCACAATTGCAAAACAATTATGACATGGTAATTCGTATGCGGCCAGATATGGTGTTCAATGAAGATTTGCCTGATTTTGAATTGAATACGTTTTATACTATTGCACATCGTAATCATCTTGGCCAAGGCACCGGCGATTTGATGCAAGTTGGTAATGTAGCGCAAATGATGTTCTTCTCTAAGATCATTTGTTTCATTGCACCACTATATGCACAAACAAATCTTTTATGCCCACATGTGATTACATCGCAACATATTAAAAATTTAGGTTTTCCTTGGAAAGAATTTAATGTTAACAAGACATTAATGCACACACCAAAGGGACCTTATGTAGAAATGGATAAACAAAATGCTTGAAGAAATTTTAAAATTTAATGATGGTCCTGTAGGATATGAACGTAGTGGCCGTGGCCATATTAAGATGAAAAGTCATGCAGTACCTTATAGCATCATGCAGGCCGAATGGGACTTCTTACACAATATTGTGGTCGAGAATAATTTGCAAAGAGGCTTCGAACTTGCTACTGCATTTGGCATTTCTGGTTCGGCTATTGGCACCGCATTTAAGAAAACTGGCGGCAAGTTTGTAACTATGGATGCATATGTTGAAGAGAAGTATAATAATGCAGGTAAATACGAACACTTTGAAAAAGAAGTTTATGATAAGTCCGATGGTTATAAAAGTGTAAAGTATCTTGTCGAGAAATTTGGCTTGCAAGACACCATGTTTCCAGAGATTGGTTGGTCACCAGATGATGTTGGTGATATCATCGGTAAACATTTTACAGAGAAGTTAGACTTCGTATTCTTAGATGCTGGCCATTTTGAAGGACAGATGATTAAAGATATTGATGCAATTAAACCACATTTGGCTGAAAAATTTGTATTTGTTTTTCACGACATTTATCCTTGGAGTTGTACACAAAAAGTACACGAACATGTGAAGAAAGTTTTTGGTAAAAGTATTGTTGTTGAACTTCCTTATCCACAAGGTGAGAATATGGGAGTGATTAAGAACCTATGATTTTAATATCGCACAGAGGAAATTTGGATGGGCCAGATCCATCTATTGAAAACAAACCAGAAAGAATTGACGAACTCATCTCTAAAGATATTCCTATTGAGGTCGATGTTCGTTGGCACAACAACGGTTTTTATCTTGGCCATGATGAACCACAATATCCAGTTGCAACATCGTATTTGCTAGAAAGAAAAGACTGGTTATGGGTGCATTGTAAAGACCACGAAGCATTCAATCAGATTCTAAAAATCAAGAAATTCAATTCATTTTGGCACCAGGAAGATGACTACACATTGACCACTTTTGGTTATACTTGGGCTTATCCAGGTAAAGAATCTGTTGGTTCTCTATGCATCACCGTAATGCCAGAAAGACACTGGAAACCAGAAGAAACCTTGAAGAAATTGTTCTTCGGTATCTGCACAGACTTTGTGACGGAATACCAAAGTATTATAAATAACAAGTAAAATTAAACTGCTGTAGAGGCGGGAGAACATGAAATTTAAAGATTTTCTGGAAGAACAGAAGGAACACCATGCGGTTTTGGCCTTTGGC